TTTGAGCACCTACAACCTTGTCTCCAAAAAGAAACAAACCTTCTTTCAATGTTTCATAAAAACTTTCTGGTAGTTTTTCTCCTTTTTTCTCATACAATTTTTTTCCGGCAGCCTCAATTTCAATTTGTTTTTCTTTTTCAGTTTTGGTAGAGTTCATTATTTTATCAAATTCTTTATGAGATTTTTCGTCTATAGCATCACTAAATCCAATCTCAATTGCTTTACTCATCATAGATAAAGCTGTTCCAGCAGCCGTTGATACATCATCTATCGACATACCAATTCTTTTCATAATAGTAAAACAAACGGCATCAGGTGTATTACTTCCTCCGCCCGCGCTTAAATCTTCCGGATACGCTAGAGACTCAAATTTTGAAGGTGCATAGAAATCTCCTGATTTTGTAGCACGATCAGTTAATGCTTGTGTTGCTGCATCATTTGTTCTTCCCATTTAAATAGTCCTCGATAGTTTTTTAGATTGAAACCATATTCTTTTACTAGCTACTCTTGCACCATCCGGTGTAATAAATCTTTCAGTTGGAAGCATAATAGCTAACTCCCAATCCAATGGATGCACTTCTAATATTTTAGAACGAATCCTTCCGGGTTTATATGTTTTAAATGAAACTTTTGCGTGTCGAAATAATCTATTCTCTTGTATTACTTTCTTGAACTTAACAGCAAATAATTTCGTCTTATTATTAAAATCTTCATTGTTCAAATACATAAACATCTTACCAAGAAGGCTTGCTCTTAATTTTGGTTCTATATAATGAAAGTTAAATGCCTCAATATGATTTGGATGTTCAGCCAAACAAAATATTAACGGAAATGCATCATAAATTTCATCTTTAGTTTTTAAAATATCACGACCACTTGCAGAACTTTGTGATTGATAACGAAAAAAATACATACGACCTATCTTTATATCACTTATTCTTTTACCACCACCCCTCAACATTTGCCTAGAACGAAAATTTACACCATACTCAGCTGCATAATTATGATACCAGTTTCTTGCCACTTCACTTCTACTAATAATATTATTCTGTTTAGCTATTTTATGGGCCTTTTGAAAAAAAGATTCTTCAGTAAGAAAATCTATATGTTTGTCTAATGCTTCTTTTACTGCGTTACTAATTTTAATTTGGCCAAGTTTGTTTTTTCTAATAACAGCAGTTCCTACTTCAACAGTATCACGCAAAAAACCAACTACTTTACCTTTGCTCTGTGCTAATTTTGGAAAACCAAGTTTTACTAAAGTATTACCATATACAGTTGCCTCAGTTTTACTAAACTTTTTAACAGTCTGTTCTAACATTTTATCATTAACCATCTGATCCATATTTGTCAATCCCTTGCGCAATATGAATCGTGAAACTCTAACGAAAAAGACTCTAAGACCCGGATATCTCTGTGCAACTGCTAATATTGCTAGTGTCTTACCATTAGTCAATTTACCTACTACTTCATCAGCAGTTTTTGTTTCTTCATCTGGAAAAAACTTATCATATCTTTTTTGTACAATACTTTGACGATAAGCTTCACGGCTAGCCATTACTGCCGTTTCATAACTACTTAGTTTTTGTGATTTTGTTGTCTCTGCCATTTTGTTTATATTTATAAGATTTAGTTGGAATATCTAACTCTTTTTCAGTTAAAATAACAAACTCCATGCCACGTTTTTCTGCCCATTTTCGTGCTGCCTTCCATTTACTCTGATTTCGTATATATGTTTTTAAGTCATTTTTATACTTAACAGAGATTCTCTTTCGTTTCTTTGGTGGCTTACATTGACTCAAAGGCTTCACCTCAATGATATACTTCTTGATCTCTCCCTCTGCATTTTGTACTTTAGCATAAAAATCAACAAAATATCGTCTAGTTTTCTTCTCAATCTGGTTATAATAGGGTATAATAACATTCTCTGAAGCCCACTCAAGAACAGATGGGTGTCTATCAAGATACTTCATGTACTTAAGCTCCCATGATGATCTATATATCACTTCTTGCAAATCAGCTACATATTTTGCCTTATTATGTACCTTATAACGGCCAATTGATTTCTTATAATTCATAGTAGTTGTATAAATATAGTGAGTCACTAGTATTTATAACGGAGAATAAGATGTCAACTATATTTGATTTTCAGGCCGAAATGAAAGGTTTTATGCGGCCTAATAAATTTAATGTCGAAATAGGTTCAACAGCAGCTGGAAGTATAAAACGATTTGCCATAAGTTGTTTCCAAGCACAAATTCCCGGCAATACTATAGCTACGACTGATAAAGATATAGCATTTCGTAGTGTTGCATATCAAAAAATATACTCTGATGTTATTCTTGGATTTTATTGTGATGACAAAATGAAAGAACTAAAATTCTGGCAAGATTGGATAAATTCAATTCATAGGAAAGAAGAAAATCGGTGGGCATACTATGATGAATATAAAAGTGAAATTAAAATTACTCCAATAAATCGTAGAGGTGTGAATGTTGCGGAGTGGACACTCCATGATGCATACCCAAAACAAATAGATCCTATTCAACTGGACTATGGAACTAATGATGCTGTAATGACTATAAATGCAACTATAACATATCGACATTTTACTGTTAAATTTTTGGAGTTGTTAAATCAAAAAGAAATAGAAGAAGCTGCAAAAAAAGGGGAAACGGGTGTAGAACCACATTATACAGAAAATACCGAATCAGATTATAACGAAAAACAACACTTATATTATCCAAACCATAAAGAAATCCGTCCCCATGAAGGAATTGAAGAATTTAGGAAACGAATGCTCTCTGATGGAGCATATAATTTTCTTGAAGATCCTGATATACAAGAAAGAAAAGCAAAAAGATCAAGAGAAGGTGGAGCCAGACATATGGTTGACAAGCAACAACAATAATATTAATATCATTTTATATAGGAGTGAAATGAAATGGGATTACCAACAATCGCAGTACCACAATATACATTAACAGTACCATCATCAAAACAAGAAGTTAAGTTCAGGCCCTTTCTAGTAAAAGAAGAAAAAATACTTTTACTGGCTATGGAATCTGAAAAAACTGAAGAAATTATATTAGCTACTAAGACAATAATTGAAAATTGTGTCTATGGTGATATTAAAGCTGAAGATTTACCAACATTTGATATGGAATATATATTTTTACAACTCCGTGCAAAAGCAAAAGGAGAAATAATTGAACTACAATATAAATGTCCAAAATGTGAAAGTGAAATACCAGTAACCATTCCGATTGATGATATTAAAGTTATTGAAAAAGATGGCCATACAAATGATATTAAATTAACAGAAGATTTAGGTGTAATAATGAAATATCCTAATATGGCAATGCAAACAAAAATAACAAAAACTATAAAAGATAAACCAGAAATAGAAGGATTATTTGACACTATGATAGCTTGTATTGATTATATTTATGATAAAGAAACAACATATCCATCTAAAGACCATACAACACAAGAACTGTTAACTTTTCTGGAATCATTAACAGATGGTCAGTTTCAAAAATTATCAAAATTCTTTGAAACATCACCAACTCTTAAACATGATATAGAATTACATTGTAAAAACAAAAGTAAACTTTCTAAGGGTGAAAAGAAAAAAGAATGTGGTTATAAAGAAAAAATAACATTGGAGGGACTCAACTCTTTTTTCGCGTAGCCCTTTGTCAAGAGTCGTTAGCGAACATGATAACAGCAAACTTCAACATGATGCAACATCACAAATATTCGTTAACTGAATTAGACAATATGATTCCTTGGGAAAGGGAAGTTTATATAAGTTTATTAATTAAGTATGTACAGGAAGAAAATGAACGAATGAAACAAGAACAAAACAAGAGGTAACCAAATGTCGTTTTTAGGGACACCAGACACAATCTATCACAAACAGCCTGATACAAATCCTGCAAAGAAAGCAGAACCAGTAGCCACGGAAAAAACTTTACATGGTGTTCGTACTGGTATATCCTTAATAAATAGTGATCTTACTTCTATAACTCACAAATTAGGAGAAAAGGGATTAATTTATCAAGTTCTTGAAGAAATAGCCGATATACTAAACCGCTCTTCAATAGCTCGCCATAGTGAAAGTCACCTTGAACAATCTCTCAACGCAATAAAAGAACAAACAGTTTATTATAATGAAAAAACCATGAAGTGGCATGACTGGCATACCAATAAATTCGCACCGAAACAAAAAGAACTTGATACAGCTGCTATGCAAATTCGTAAAGGAGATAGTGCTGAAGATAGAATGGAAGCGAAGGCCGAGATAACTCCTGAAGATAATTATCTAAAACAGATAGCTGAAAATACCAAAGCACTTCTTGAAAAAGACTTTGGAGGGGGAGGAGAAAGTGCTGAAGATAGAATGGAATCAGAAGCTTGGGCAGAAAATCGAGCGAGAGATACAAAGGCATATAGAAAAACTATAAAAGGCAGATGGGATACTTTTCTAAAATGGGGTAAAGATAGTTTTCTAGGCAGAAACTGGAAATTAATTCTTGCTGCCTTCGCTCTTCTCTTTACTCCCTTTAAAGTTTTAAAACCACTCTGGGAATTGGTAAAGTCGGCATGGAACTTTACTAAAGAACATCCAATAGTTGCAGCTGTGCTAGGAATTGGTACTGCAATAGCACTTGCTCTTTTAGGACCTCTTGCCCTCCTTCTAGCACCCTTAAAACTTTTACGCGGTATATCGAGATTTTTTACAAAGCCTAAAGTTCCACGAACAACACCACTAACACGCACAACATCTACGCAAAGAACACCAGCACAACAAGCTGCTCGTAATGCTGAGGCTACCCGACTGAAAGGAATGACAAAAGCAGAAAGGCATGCTGAAAGGGCAAGCAAAAAAGCTCAAGAGCGAGCTGCTAAGAAAACAACTGAGACAGCAGGTAAGAAAGTGGCTGAGACAGCAGCTAAGAAAACAGCTGCAAAAACGGTTGCAAAAGGACTTGGAAAAGCTGCTCTGAGAAAACTTCCCTTTGGTGCTGGTCTACTTTTTGGTACAGCATTTGCTGTTCAAAGAGCAATGGCGGGTGATTGGACTGGTGCTGGAATGGAAATAGCATCTGGTGCCATGGCCGTTGTTCCTGGGCCAGGAACAGTTGGTTCAATTGCGATGGATGCTACTATAATGGCAAGAGATATGGGAGCCGGGCCATTTAAGGAAAAAGAAGGAGAAGAATTAGGCAAAACTCTTGAAGAAGAATATAAAGAAGGAC